TTTAAATTATAATAAGGGGGTAAGAAAAACCCACTCAAAAATGAATGGTAAAATGAGTAAGAAAAACAAGTACCCCCAAAGAAAAATAAATACTGTATATATTATATAATAACTATTGTATTAGATATTATATATAATAATGTATATAGTAGTATGTATATAATATAGTAATATTAGACAATTCTTTTCTTTTGGGCTGTATTCCCTTCCCATTCGTTTACGAACCGCGCCTTACCTGTTACGTTCTCTGATCTTCGCTCTACGCTCTGCCTTCTACGTTCTTCGCTGTACCTACAGCTTCGTGATTTTCAGCGTATCACTCTGCACGAACGCCGGAACCTTAAAGCCCTTGACTTCCTGGGTCGAAAGACTTAACACGGGTATCTTTACTTCTTTGTCTGGTTCTCCAACAATACTACGAAGGTCGGTAGCCGCAAACAGACCGGTAAAGTTTCGGGTCGCGGTCATTTCCACATTACCGATACTTAAGATCAGCTGCTTACGATCTGCGGTAACACCTTTAATTACAGCTTCTACCTTGCGTGTGTTATCTTCCATACTGCAACAGTTCCTTTCTGGCCTGTCTACGTGCTTCCTTTTCCTGGCGGCGTCTTTCCTTTCGGTTTGCATAACCTTCCGGGAAGCAGATACCATATCTTTGTACGCCGTGGTCTTCTCTGATATTCTCTAACGCCTGTAACACTTCGTCGGCGTCCGGGTGGGGGTTGCCTACATAGTCTGGCAACTTTCTTATAAATTCAATCGGACTACTACCCAGACTGTTTACATAGCTTACGATCGCCATAGCCTTATCTGTCGGGCAGTTACATACTACCTGGACTTCGTGTATCAGATAATCATAATACGGGTTACCTGTTACGCTCTGGTTTAATGGGTTTTCTTTTGCTTTCATATTACCGGTTCCTTTCCGATCGGTTACCCGTGTGTCGCTTCTCCCTTATGTGGGTTATGGGCGCCCTTTATGAAAACGTCCATGATAAGCGGCAGTCTGTTATGTCGGATAACTCCATCTTTGATACTAAAGTTTTTCATGCTCCACTGTTGCAGTTCTCCACAAAAATTATAGTCTACTACAACGTCTTGCCCGATAAGGGCTATAAATTCTTCTTTACTCATGCTTTCCACCTCTTACGGAACCATAACGGTACCCGTCGGCGTAGTATACTTGAAGCAGCTACGGTAAAAGTCGTCGTACTTCTCCATTTCGGCTTTCGCTTTTCTGTGCTTCTCTGCGAAGTATTTACGGAAAGCGATTACCGCCTTTTTAAAGTCGCCATTCTCTGAAACGTAGGCGTCGTGGTAAATCGTATCAGTATCCGCCTTTAAGAACTTCGATACATTTAAGTACGGTAAGCAGTATCCGGCTGGCGTCTTATAGGACTTCGGCTTGTCTTCTACCTCTACTTCGTCCCTTACTACTTTCTTCGTTACTCTTGAAAAATAAAATACATACAGCTTCATTTGTCGTCGTTCCTTTCTACGTGGTCTTCCAGCTGTGGGGTTGCGTCGTCGTTTTTAGTGAACGCTTTAACGCCGATCTTCTTAAAACGTTCCTTTATCTGGTTCGCGTATTCCGGCGGGTTGTCGGCGTTTGCGGCTTCTTCGCTTACCGTGGTAAGTACCGATAGAAAGCGGTTAAGGCGTACTTTACCGGTCCACCCCAGGCGTCTTAAGGCTTCCAGTGTAAACGCTATGTAGTTGTCCAGGTCTTCGGTCTGCCGTTCCTTTATAGCGTCGTCGGCGTACTTATCCGCCAGTTTCTTTAATTCTTCTTTTACGTCGTCGCTTATCGTGATAGGCTTCTTTTCTGCCTTAGGTGGAAAATAATACTTACGTTTCCCCATTCTGCCCCCGCTTTCTGGCTGCCTTTTTCTCCTGGTGCCGCCATCTGAAATAATTGATAATGATAACGCCGACCAGGATAAGACCCAAAATTACGCCAATCCCGATTAACACAATAATTCCCATAAGTACGATACTGAAAAGTTCAAATAACGTCATACAGCCACCTTCTTTTTAATCTTGCGGACGGTGCCAGAATATTTATGAATGATCTGCATAAACTCCGGGGTATCTTTCTGCACTAACCAGTTAAAGGGGTCCAGTCGGTTCGCCTTTAAAAATTTCTTCTGGTTATACGTCGGTTTCTTCGCCATCATTGTTAAGACCTTCTTTCTCTGCGGCTACTTTACGTTCCAGGTGTTCTACAGCCATCTTAAGGAACTTAAGGCGGCAGTCGTCGCAAAGGTCTGTAAAGTGGTGGTCGTCCTTCGGTGTTCCTAAAGTCACTTCTACTACAATACCGGTACACCCGGCTATGGGTGTATCCAGTGGTATAGTGTCGTGGGCTTTTTTTACATAGTAGCCCTTGCCTTCGCCGTTCGTGGTGGCGTAGTCGTCCGGTAACTGCTTCTGGCAATAGTCACAGTTATAAACTGTCGTCGTTTTTACACTCATTATATTTACGTCCTTTCTTAATCAGTCTTTCGGTAAACGTACTTCTTTCCCTTCTTTTGGTTCATTGGCAAGGACGTTATACAACCGATTTACGGTTCCAGAAATAATGTTTACGTGTCCCATAGCCTTATCTAAGTCAGATCTTGAGATACGACCCTTGCAGTCTGAAAGTTCTATCAGTGCTACCACGCGGTCGCCGATACCTTCCACATATGCGGAAATGTCTACACCGTCTTCATGTACACGATCACAGCTACAGCTTTCTTTTTTCTGTGGTTTGCCAATTTTAAAGCCTTCAATCTCTACGTCAACGTCGCTCGGAAGACTGGATACAATCGCCTTAATAAATTCTGGTACGTTTTCCTGTGCTAAAAATTCTGATTTTGTCATGTTTTTACTCTCCTTCTGGTTTTAATATTGATAAATCATTATCTTGTAAAAAGTAAAGCAGCTGCCACGCCAGGGCTTCTACAAATGTTTCCTTGCTGTCGTAGTTTCCGGCGTTCGCTTCAAATAGTACCGCGTGGGTAATCTCATGGACGACTACATAGCTTTTAATGTCTGGCTTAAGGTCTTCCGTGATCTGTATGTATAATGTGTCATACGTAACACGCCCGCCCAGGTCTTCGTCTTGTAATTCTTTAAAAATACCTTGCTGGACAGTGTAGGGAAGTCCGTTTATCCAGATCATGGAAGGGACGGGCTTACACCCCTTCACAAAATCCGTATCATTGTCAATAACCAGGCGGTTAAGGACACTTCCTACGCCAGCGTGGTACTTGTCTGCTTCTTTCTGTGACATACCGGCCGATACCAGTAAAAGGTGTGCTACTTCCCACATGAAATACTGGCGCTTTCTGGCCGGTGCTGCTTCCTGTGTAACCCGGATTTCCTGTACCCCTGGGTCTGCTTCATAACTGTACGGGTCATTTGAATTACAAACGCTGTAGGGTATCCGATTTACTATAATCTTCTTCGGTAATTCAGTCATAGCCTAGTTCCCCTTTCAGTTCGTCTATAATGTCGCTGGCTTCGTCCTTAGACAGTTCTTCTAGCGGTGTATCCGTGTAGTCTTCCAGGACGCCGCCCGCCTGGTCTAACAGCGTGTCTATGTAGTCTAACTGGCTATCTGTCGCCATAAGTCCAAGTTCTTCCATAAGGTCTTTATCCATGCCGCTCACCACCTTTTACCTCATTCTTTATACATTCTTCGTCACGCTTACCGACAACGTTATGGAAATATTTACAGTACAGTTCCCCTTTGAAACGATAAATACCGCCACACGTTTCGCTACAGGTATCCGGTTTTCCGCGTTTCGTAGAAAAAGTTACTACTTCCCCTTCCGGGCTTTTGGTAAGCTTCCTGGCTGCCATTAGCTTTCCCCTTTCCAGCCGTTCCAGGCTTTCCCTGTCTTATTACTGTGAAGGGTGTTAAACTGGTCTTCCAGCTGTTTTACAACTTCTTCCGCCTGCGAATAGTTTCTTATAATCCCGTCTTCGGCAATCTGTAAAAGGTATTCGTCGTCGGCGTAGTTTAAGTGGTGCCGGATACAGCTACAAAGGCTTTCGGAAAGCTTCTTAGTATTTAATACATCTGTCGGCGGTTCTCCATTTACCGCATAGCAGAAGATCACGGCTATGCTTCCTATATCGTCCTGTATGCACTTCGCGATCATTTCATTACCCAGGTAGTTAAACTTAAGCGAAAGCGGGCGACGCGTATTAACGTTATCTGGGTTTATGGGCGGTAAGTCAAATTCCGGGCGACGCTCTACGTGGTACGCTAAAATTTCCAAGCCTTTACCGATAGCGAATACACCGGGCGCCCCGCTTAAGCCGTCTGTAGGTGTCCAGCCTTCCATAAAACAGCCACTTTCTACGTCCGCCTTTGTTTCAAGAAACATTTTCATAAGTTCGTCGGCGGTAGGTTCTTCCTTTTCCGGTACCATTTCTACCACATAATTACCCAGCGCTGTTACAATTATCATTCTGTACATCATGCCACCACCTTTAATAAAATCTGACCGATAATAATACCGGCTTCAATGATCGCCGCCACTTTCCAGTAAGTAACGCGCTTCGTTAAGGTCGTCGTTAATTTAATAAGGTTGTCTACCTTCTCTTTTCGCTGATCTGCCACTTTTGTAGTCTGTTCCATAATGCGTGTTACGGTATTCAGATCAGCAGATTTCTTAGCAAGCTTCTGATTCGCTTCATTAAGCGAATACTGTAACATTTCAATTTCCAGTTTGCTACCGGCCATAACTTCGCGCTTTTTCGGCTGCTTATATGGTTTTCCCATTTTATAATCCCCTCGCTTTCTCCCAGTCTTCCAGGCTCATTTTATTACCCCAGCTGTAGGCTACACTGGCTTCTGCTTCCAGCTGTACAGGGAAGTCCTTAAGTGGCGGAACTTCCATAACGGCTTTCTGCCATTTTGCGTAAGTATCTACAAGCATGGTATCGTCGTCCAGTTCTACTATAATTTCGTCGTGTATCTGGGCTACCATATCGGTATGTCCATGTAACATGAAAGGCTTACAGCCTAACAGTTCTTTTGTTTCTGTAGCGTAGCCGTCCCACGGTTCTACAGCTATACCGTTATGGCTTGCGGTATCCATACCACATTTTTCGTATACGGTATTCTGGGCGCGTTTCATAATATCGGCGGCGGAACCCTGTACCGGTGTATTCGCTGCCCGTCGTTCGTCCTCTGACCTTGTGTAACGGTTACTGCTGTTAATCGCCGGAAGCAGACGCTTATAGCCGTAAATGGTTTCCGCGTATCCCGTTTCCCTAGCTTTTACTTTGGCGTTTACTTGCATACGTGGGATACCTGGGTAAGTCTTCATAACGGCGTCTACGATCTTCTTACACTCTGGAAGGCTCTTACGAAGCCCCATTTTCTTAAAGGTTTTCTGTAAGGCGTGTTCTGTACCGCCGTAAACAGAACCGAAGTTTCCGGCTTTCGCTCCACTACGTTCGTGCTTCGTAACCTCTGCTTCTGGTTTACCCGTCATAGTAGCCGCTGTCTTTCTGTGTAGGTCTTCGTGATCTCTGAAAGCTTTACGCATAACTTCACACCCGGACTTCCAGGCAGTTAAACGAAGTTCAAAGCCGCTTTCGTCTTCCAGAAGGAATACTTTACCGGGTTCCGCCTTATAGAAGTTTCGTACCCCCAGTTCGTCGTTATCCGGGCGCGGTACGTTCTGGCCGTTCGGACTGTTGGACGCAAGGCGGGCCGTTTCTGTCCATGGTTCATACTTTGCGTGGATTCTGCCAGTAACAGGGTTTACGTATTTTTCGCGGCCTTCTACGTGAGAAGATAACAAAGTAGCGTACTTCTGTATGGTTTGCATACTCTTTAAGAATTTAATACCAATGTCCTTATATGGGTGTTCTTCCCTACGCGCGATTCTGATACGCTTAACTTCTGCTGTAGTATATTCGCGCGGCCATAAAAGACGCTGATCTTGATAAGATAAGTCCGGGTCTACCATTTCCCATTCTTCCGGTAAAGGTGTTTCCAGGTACTTTTCTTCGTCTGGGTCTTCCAGCTTGTTTTCTAACATAAAGATCATATCCATAAGAGCGTTACTGTCCAGGCTAGGGTCTTTTGTTTTGTCAGACCAGGCAGCCGCCGGAAGCTTAAGCGTATCAAATACAAAAGATTTAACGTCTTTCGTTTTACCGCCAACACCTACATTAAGGTCTTTTATGCCAACACTTGCGGCCAGGTCCTTCATAGTCTGGGCGGCTATCTCGATCGCGTTCTTTGCTTCTTCCCTTTTAACCTGGGCTATGTCGCTGTCCCATTTCATACCCCAGTATTCCATAATTCCGGTAACCCTTGTAAAAGGCATTTCAATATTTTTTAACCAGTCGGAATAGGTCGGGTATACTTCGTTATCATTACTTATCTGTTTCGCTACTTCGTCCCAGTAAAGGTAATGCTGTACGGCGTAGTCGCTATCCTCACAGCAATAACTTAAGGCGTCGTGTTCGTCGTTTGGTACCTGGTCGAAAAATAACGCCTGGTTACGTTCCAGGACAGAAGTAAATTCTGACATCTGTACGCCGAAGACTTCCTTCGTCATAGGCTTAAGACCTTTACCAACGTAAGGGCGTTTCGGATTTTTTATCTTGTTTGGTAATAGCAGCTGTGACAGCCTTATCCATGCTATGAACGGGTCGGCACATGGCATAAGAATATATTTACCGTATTTCGCCGTGAATTTCGTTTCAAAGTTCATATTTACGGCAATCTTTACGATCTTATGATTAGTAAAGAAATACTGTTCTAAGGTATCAAAAAGTCGTTTTCTGGCTTCGCTTCTGGACAAACCAGGCTCAAACTGATTAGCCCCCGGATTGTCAATAAAAATAGCCCTCGCTTCGTCACACGCTGCCGATAAAGACATAGCGCACACTTCCGCTTTCCACGGGTCAAGGTTGACGTCACGCGTCCAGCTGTCTAAGGCTTTTCCTGTTACTGTATTACCGTCTTCGTCTGTCGGCGGTATCCTATGGTCTTTATCTCCACTTGTTTCGTAGTCGAAACCACCTAACCCGGTTTCCTCACAACGGTTACAATAATCAATAACTTCCTGTATGGTAAGAAGCGGTCTGTAGTCTTTAAAACCTTGCTTACGAAGTTTCGGCCATTTGATCGCCCATTCTCCCGGACGTTTTCTTGTCTGCATACAGTCCGCCAGGGAAGAACCTACAGCTTTATTGTCTGTAGGTTTTGCTACTGCCGTAGCGACTGGCTTTTTAATCTGTGCTGCAAGACCGCCGGAAGCTGGGAACATATTACTTAAATTCAATATAGAACCCCCTTCTTTAAATGTCGTTTTCCATGTGATCGAATAATCCCATTTCAAAACACTTTGATATATAAGAGTTAAACCGCGGCGTTTTTCTGTATCCGCCGCTTGTCATAGTCAGCATACGAAGGCGGACACACTGGTTAATAATAGCTTTTGCTTCTTCCTTCTCAATGCTTAACATAGCTTCTACGTCGCCAAGTCGTAAGTATTTCTGTCTGGCGAAAAGGTCTATGAACTCGTTATACTTACTGGCACCCTTTAAGGTATCCAGCTTTCTTAACTCGTTTGTAATCTTGTCGAATTTATCCCCTACTATTTCTTCTGATACTGCCAGTCGTGCATAGTAATTAAGGCCACAACCAGGGGCGTTATACAGCTGTACCAGATAGTCATAAATAAAATTTACGTGTGCCGGGTAAACGGTAATTCGTTCCCCGCTTTCGTCTACGCTGTGCGTAAGTGAAGCAAGGGCCACGGCCAAACGTGCCACCTTGTTACGTTGATCGGAAGGCGATACCAGCGGAATATCTGTAGCGTTTCCGTATACCTTAGACAGCTTCGTAGCTGTTTCCAGAATGGCGTCTACAGTATCGGGTAAAAATACAACCTGTTCCGGGGTTCTGCTCCATGCGAATAACACGTTATTTTTTAAGGCGTCGTCGCTCATGGTTCGCGGAAATGACGGAAGCGACCGGTTATACTTTTCCGGGTCTACGTCGGTCGATCTCATAAATATAGCGAAGTCGAAGCGTCGTATATCCTCATTGTTAAAGACGTCCTTTAAGCTTTCGGCACCCTGGGCGTAATCGGAAAGGCGTTTACCTTTCGGCGCGTTACCAGAAAGGATAGCCCTTACCCTACAAGGCGTTTCAGCTGTAACGGCTCTCTTAACTTCCAGCTTACCGTCTGATCTTGCAAGGGTCATTTCCCCGTATTCGTCCTTTTCTATACCGGTGTCTTCGTCTACCCATATAAGTTCTTTATCCGCCAGCGGCCAGGCACCCCAGACGATATACCAGCTTCCGCGGTTACCCTGTTCCATTTTGTAAGTAAGACCGGTACGGCTTGTACTCTCTGCATTTACACGGTTACCAAGTCCGATATATTTCATCATTTTTTCGACTAAAGCAGACTTACCGGTACCAGTATCGCCGACTATCTTAAGTTCTACCCACCCCCTTATAGGGTCGGTATCCCATGGAACACGGAAACGTAAAATACTGTGGTAAACCAGCAGCAGACCTAAAAGAACTTCGTCACGCTCTACGATATGCGTTACGTTATATGTCAGATCATTAAGTATAGTTCCCAGCTTCGATACGATATTTTCCACTGTCATACTTTCCGGTCTAAGGCTGTCCAGTTCTTCCCGGACTTCTTCGGTCAAGGAAAAACTTTCTACGACGTCCTGTAAAGGTGTCGCGTTCGTTACCAGAATGGTACTTTCCTGGTTCTTCGGGTGCGGGTACATATAACCGCTGATCTCATAGTATTTATTCGTTTCAATCTTCATACCACCGATAGCGTAAATCTTACGAAGTACATAGCTTCCGGTATCGTCCTCTTTAACGCCGTCTTCTTCCGCCATAGGAATAACCAGAAGTTCGTCTACGTTGATCGTTTCCACAATGGAAGTATCATACTTTCCGCAAGACGGTATCCCGCTGATCTCCCGAAGGATTCCCTTTATATTGTCGTCGCCCGTTTCTGTCATTTGAATAAGTTCGCGGTTGTGGGCGTTCAGTTCCTTATATGCCGTAGCTGTAGGAATGTTCAGCAGCGGACAGCCATACTTTTTACATTTTTCTTGTCCCCAGCATGAATACTCTACTTTTTTCGGGACAACGTAAGGCGTGTGCTTCTTACCGGCCACCATTACGCGGGTCGTAATCAGTTTACCAGTAAGGGAAGCGTCGGAAGTCTTCGCAAGCGGAAGGTTTATAGCTTCTTCGGCTACGTCGGTGTTACCCTTAATACAAGGACACATATCACCAGCACACGGTACCCTGTCGTAATCGTTGTCGCCTTTCTTCTTTTCGCCGTGAAGTGATCGTATAAAAGCACACCCAAACTGGTAGTCCTTTTCACTTCCGTAAACACTTTCTATAACGTTTCTGGTGTTCGCCTTACGTTGCTGGATACTGTACCGGCTGTCCGCGCTGGTAAACTTTACTACCCAGTCTTCCAGGATACTTGTAGCTTCTTCTTTTTTGTATCCGGCTGCCTTAAAGTAACAGCAAAGCTGCACAGTGGCGTTATTACGATCGCCGTCTTTCTTCCAGCCATTGTTAAGAATGTCTTCTACACATACCGGCGGCTTATCCTTAACGAAAATATATTCTGTTTTACTTCGCTTATCGGACGTTGTAGCGGCGGCTTCTTCGTATTCGTGTAACTTGTCCGCGTAGAACACCCCGGCTTTTGGTCTTTTACGTACTGTCTTTTCTTCTCTCTGGATAGGCTGGCCAGTACGCGCTCTTTCCTTAATTTCATCTAATGTCAGTTCCTTAAGCTGCTGTAAGGTAAGTTCGATCTTGTAAAGCCCGGTCTTCTGGTGCCTGGAATACGGAAGACGTAACATACGCTTTACGGTATAAACCACAAGGTCTACAGCTTTTAAAGGTTCTGTATACTCTACTGGTCGTCCGTTTTCGTCTTCCTGTTCCTGTACTTCTCCTAACCTGTAACGAAGGTATCCGGCAATATGCTTATATACTCTCTGTAAGTCTTTTCTAGGCTCTACGCCTAACGCTCTTTCGTCTACCAGAATGTGGAAGCCCTTAGACCCGGAAAAGTAGATATGTAAGTCCTGTTCCTGTATGTCAAGTTCCCCGGTGAAGAACTCCACCAGCTTAATAGCTTCTTCCTGGGCTACTGCCGGATTTTCGCTATAGTCAAGGTCGAAGTACAGGGGGGCTAAGAAGTCTTCCCCCTCTGTCTTCTTCTCATTTGCGTATTTCTGGACCGTGGCAAAACAATTAAAATCCTTTGCTTCTTCGTGTTGCCACTTCTGTACGTCGTCCAAGTGTTTACGCTTCCACGGGCTGCTTTTTCCGTTTTCGTCGCACTGGTAACAATCCACGTACACATATTCTTTATTTTGTTTTGCCATTTCTTAAGGCCCCCTGTTTTACTTTGTGGTATAGTCTTCTGGGTTAAATACTCCCATAGCTTCAAATTTGATAGCCAGCCAGGATACGGAAGCGTCTGTACGGCTACGCTGTTCTTCTGTAGACAGTCTGGTAACCACGCTGGTAAGTCCTGTACGTGCCGGAATACCGATCTTTTTATACGCTCCACGGAATACGTTCATAGCATACTTACCGTAGGCGATCGTAGCAGTAGGGGCGAAGGACATAATATAAATTTTTGGGATACCGTCGGCTTCAGAAAGGGCGTCTACAGGAACTACCGAAGCCATATAACGAAGTTCCAGGTCTTCTACGCTGTAACGTTCTGCTGCTTCCGGGTTCTCCTGTAACCACGCTGTAAGCTGCTGTACGGCGTCTTCTTTCTCTCTGCAAGCTACGATCAGCTGGCCGTCTTCTGGACTGTTCTGTAATCCCCATAAAGACCAACGTTTTTCACCTTTTCCAATAATGACGTCGATATGATCTTTATATTTAATACTGTCGTCGTCTTTATCCACAAAATCCCCCTTCTTATCCACAGTCAGCCAGGAACCCATGTAAACAAAATCAAGGTCTAAGCCGTCGTTTGCTTTCTGGAACTCCTCAAAAGTGTTATTAAGAAGTGTGGTAATATATGCGGCGCCGTTCGGCTTAACCTCTGCTACAGCTGTTTCCGCGGCTTTTGCGATCGCTGTACCTGCTACTTCTTCTGTTCCGGCGTTCTTTGCTGCTACGTCCATGTTCTGTGTTGTGTTCTCACTCATAATAAATACTTCCTTTCATAATTAAAATTTAATACTATCCAGTAAACCGTCTATAACGTCCTTTTCGGCGCTTTTCGGCTTAGATGGTAACTTAATACCCAGGCGCTTATATACCTTTCTTCTGCTGTAGTATTGACCTTTCAGAACGCCTACAGAAGCGTCCACATAGTCGAACCATACCGCTTTTTTATCTGGGTTCTGTGGGTCCTTTCTCATAATACGGCCTATTTCCTGTTCCAGATTAAGACCGGTATTACTCTTTCCGTCCCCACGTTTTGGTGTTACTGTATGCCCTACGCAAAGGCTGGGTATGTCCAAACCTTCACGGGCTAACTGTGTAGCAAAAAGGATATTTACTTTTCCTTCCCTACACTGGTCTAAAATATCTTGTCGTTTCTTTTTGGTAACTTGCCACTTCTTAAATTCTTCTTCGGTATACTGTGGCGTTTTTACTTTCCACCTTCTGGCTTTTCCGTCATACTTACATTCTGTACCGTAGTCAGCTGCCAGGGCTTCGGCCTGTCGTTTTCCACTGGCTACTTTCCAGCTATACCGGGTAAGTCCACCATGCACTACAGCGGTCTTACAACCTCTGTAGCCCTGTTCCGTAAGAAGCTTGTCTACTTTCTCTTTCAGCTTAAAGCAATACCTTACGCTTTCAGAAAGAACGATAGACTGACCGTATTTAACCGCGTCTACGATACTTTTGGCTACCAGGTTTAACCGGTCTTCGTTTTCAAAAAGTCGGTATAAAATGTCCTGGTAATCCAGGTCTTCGCCCCCGGCGTCTATGTTTCCGTCGGCGCTATCTTCATTCCCGTAAGTGAAGGACGTGTAGACAAACTTTACTTCTGGTAAAACCAGCTGATCGTCTTTGTAAAGGGCGGTTCGGGGAACCTCATGTAGTACCGGTCCAATACCTAAGTACATAAGCTGTTCCATTTCGTCTTTACGCTTCGGTGTGGCCGTAAGTCCTATAATATGCTTCGCCGGAAACTGGGCGGCGGTATCTAAAAACTGGGTACTGGGGAAGTGGTGCGCTTCGTCGATCACGACGACGCCTATAAATTCTTTCAGCTTTTCTACAAGTCGCTGTTTTGCCTTAAGCGTCTGTACCGTCGCTATGATAAGCTTACGGTCGCCGAAGTCCTCTACACCGTCCCCCAGGATACCGACACGACCTACGCCTTTCAATGTAGATAACGCCCTGTCCCTGGTCTGATATACTAAATCTCTGGTATGGGTAAGCCATAAGGTCGGGCGTCCAACTTCGTAGATATATCGCATACCCATGATAGTTTTACCGGAACCCGCCGGGGAAACCCCGATACCATTTTTATGTAACAGGCTATCTATAAGCGGGTGCTGGTAATCTCTGATCTGGAAGTTTTCGTTCCACGGTCCGAAGTCTACCGGTTCCCCTTCTACCTGTTCCTTATCCCATTTAATGGACGTCGTTGTTTCTGAAATAAGACTATATAAACGATCTGCATAACCACGGGGAAGTATTAAGCTTCCGTCGTTGTCATATGTAAAAAGCTGTAGCTTCTGGTCTATGCCCCAGGTAGGGCGACGCTGGTACTTCGCTTTTAAGTATGCCGGATTATCTATTGTAAGATCGTCTACTATTTTCAGTTTCAAGGGAAGCGGATAGCCACTTACCCTTATGTTATTGCTTTCGTATACGTGCAATCTCGCACCCCCTTTAAATCGTATCCACGTTCGCCGTTTATCTCTATACGTGGAAGGTTGATAGCTTCTATTTTCCCTTGCTGTAGTTCTTCCAGCGTTATATAACGCCGTCCTTTCTGGTTCATATACACCATAGCGTGAACCAATCGGAAAGCGTAGGCAACGTCTACAGCTTCGTTAAGGAAGGATACCAGGACAAGCCCTATATTTCTGTCTAATGCCTTTTCAAAATTTATCAGACCTTTAAGCTGGTCGGTGCGTAACATTGACAACATAAACCGGTCGCCGTCCGTTCTCTTTTCCTCACAAAGTAAATTTACGTGTTCCAGAAGTACCAGTTCGTCCGCTGGCCGTGTACCCAAGTTTCCACCGTCTGTAATGCGTAACCGCCATAAGTTTGGTATCTGCCGCCAGCTTCTTCTACATTCTTCCTGGAAGTCTTCGCCACGCTGCCTACGTTCCGCCTGTTTCTCATTACGCAAGGTAGGTAAGTGCGGCGGCTTGTAACTGTGCCTTCGCTCTGATACAGCTTAAGGCTTCTTTCTTTGCGTCCAGGTCTTCCCTGACCTTAAACTGGGAAACCTCGATAGCCTTAATATCTGCTTCCACGCTTGCCAGTTCTTTACGTTCGTCAGCGCTAAAGTGTCTACGGAAGGCGTCGCGCTGGGTATCGTTTGTAACAGCTACCCTTACATGGGTACCATCCGGGTAAGGAATAATACCGTAGGCGTCCTTACCGGTTCCGCAGATCGTGTTAATAGCTTCTGCTTCTGTGATCTGTATAGAGGTTTCCAGCTGGCGGGCGCGTCTGGCTAACTCGACTTTATTCTGGTAGGTTTCTTCGTTCTTACGTCCGGCTTCCAGAATATCTGTAACAGCAGCGTCCAGCTGTGAGATAGTGTTAATCAGCTGTTCGTCTGTCACTACCGGGGTGTTAATGGTCGGTACGTGCTTATTCAAGGCTTCGGCTGCCGCCTTTGCTACGGCGTCCGCGCCGTACTGTTCAATAAGTTTCTGTAATTCTTCTTTCATGTTTTACACCTCTGCTTTCTCTAAAATGCCGTCGGTTATCATATTGAATAACACGGTAAACAACGGTTCCATATCGTCGTTATCAATGTGGTAGGTACCTTCCACGGAACAACTACAGCATACGTGGCGATCACGTACATACAGCTGCATACGCGGAATACTAAATTCGTCACTTGTATAAGCGATCTTTTCCGGTTCTTCTTCGTCCATAGCGAACACATGGAACCATTCATACTGATAGGACATACCTACTTCTGGAAGAAAACAACGTTCCCCCTGGGCGGCCCATTCTTTACCGGTCTTAAAGCCATACTTTCTAAGGCTTTCGACGTCCACGCCGTCTTTTAATTTGAGTATCTGCATTGTCTTACCTCTTTCTTAATTGCATAATGTTTTTGTAAAGCTACCTAAAATACCGTTTCTCTGCTCCTGTTCTTTTTCCTGTGCTTTTGCCTGTTCTACAGCTGTTTTAACTACGGCAGATATAACGACATTTTGTACAATAGGTACCGCGCTGGCGACTTCCATAACGGTACACGCCTTTAAGTCGTAAACCTGTTTTTCCAGTTCCGGGAAGCCGCCGTAAGCTTTCAAGGTATCCGCCATATTTGCGATCATAATATCTTTGCAAAGTTCATTGAAAGCATTTATCTTTTTACCAGCCACGGCTTCGCCCCCTTTCGGATATGTGGGCGTACCACCAGGAACGACCCACCCATACAAGAACTGTCAAATGGTTTACTGATCGTATAGGCGCCACAGTTCGGGCAGCTTATTTTTATAGCGCCAGCGGAAGAAACCACCGGGTTAAGTTCCTGTAAATCGTTATCCGTAATCGGTTCTTCGTGTCCACAGTTACCACAAGTCCAAAATTTCACCTTCATACCGCTACAAGCTCCCTTTGTCTATCAATGATCTGTAAAGCTGTCTTTACTACTTCCGGGCTGTATTTTTCTTCGGCTGCTACCTGGTCGATAATCTGGTTAATATCCATAAGAACCTTATTACCGGTGTGACCCTGGATAAGTGCGCTAAAGTTGTCCATAGCGTACTGTCGTTCCTTTTCTTCCTCGATACGGCTACGATCTAAGACTTCTTCCCCGGACTTCGCACACGACACCGGTATAAACTCCGCTTCGTATTTTCCACTGATTTCGTCTATCTTAATCAGTGCTACCCGTATCTGCCGTTCCATCTCATTAACGGAAGCTGACATACGTAACAGGCTGCCTGGATTTACAAAAAGCTTGTCGTCAGCGCTTCTGTGGTAAATCCCATAGCCTAAGTGATCGTGTCCAGTAAGGATAATATCGGCGGTCGTGTCCACCTTATATAAGTCACTGTATCGGTCAAACGGTGGGCGGTGGTCTAATAACATACCGTGGGCTATATGTACCCCGATATGGTTACCTTCCGGGTAATCTACGTCCGGTCCATATCCATAACCGTTTATGTCCATATCCTTACTGTACGGCGTAGCAGTCAGATACACCTTATAGTGTCCCTTTGCCAGATAAATAGGCTTGTCACTGGCGCTTCTGATAACCGTAAGCTGTGGTACCAGCATTTCCAAAAGCCTTAAGCTGGTACGGTAGTAGCTGTCTACGTTGTATCCGTAAATATCATGGTTACCCAGTGTACAGTAAATGTTTACCGGACTTTCCTTTAACACTTCTGCAAATTCCAGAAGAACGGCTATACCAACTTCCGGCCGGTCGAATATATCCCCAGGCTGTAAGATCGCGTCTACAGCATTGTCTACAGCTATCTTAAAAACTTCCTTAAGCTTCTGTTTTGCGGCTTCCTTATAGTCGTCTATACGGTTTCTGGGGTTCGTTCCGCGTAAGTGTAGATCGCCTACGAATAAAAATTTAACCATCTTCTTCGTCCCCCTTTCGGTCGTCTTCGCAGCACTCACACCGTACCTGGTCCGGGTCGTCCGTATAGAAGATAATCCCACAGTCTATACAATGCTTTTTCATAATACGGACACCTCGCTTTCTCCACTCTGGGAACGCTTCACAGCTAAACTTACTTCCCCGATTTCCGCAAGGTCGGCGTTATGTGTGATAAGGATAATCTGTCTTCCAAAAGTGGCGCTGTATTCTTTTAAGAAATACGCTACCGACGGCGCGTACTCTTTTGATACGTGCTTACCTACTTCGTCCAGGAATAAAGGACCGTCTACGCCTTCCATTTCGCCGACTGCCAGACGAAGCGCAAGAGCGATAATATCAATTTTTCCGCCGCCGCGGTCGTAATCCGGTTTTTCCAGCTTCGTGATAACGCTGTCGTCGTTTAAGTAATATTCAGCGATAGGCTGGTTACCTCTTAAGGTAAGGTCGATCATAAATTTATGATTCCCGCCGAAGACCACGTTAAGCGCTTCGCTTACTATATCTTCTATCCTTACCTTTACCTGTTGTCTGGCGTAGTCGCTGGTCTTCTGTAAAAGAATTTGTACCAGTCCGAACACGCCTAACTGTTCTTCTGCTTCCGTCTTTACCTTTACCGCTGCTTCTCTCTGCTTTTCCAGTAGTTCGCGTTTCGCCATCTGTTTATTAACCTTGTCCCTGGCGGTACGAAGATCAGCAGCTATACGGTTAATCTGCAAGGTGTTTAAACCTTTCGCAGTACCATAGCTTACCGGCTCTGGACGGATAAAAAAATCCATAAGTCCCATAAGCTACCCCCTAAACTTCCGGTATGTTACTTTCCACATTCTTAAGGTTTTCTTCTACGGATTCCGACAAGCGGGTAATTTCTGCTTCGATTGTATCCGGGGTAACGCCTAACTGCTTCATTTCTTCTACAACCTTATCACACTGTTCCTGTGCGGCTTCCAGCTGTGTTTCCGCCTTTGTCTTTGCATTTTTAGCAGCTTCCAGTCTTTCTTTTGCTTTCTCGATACGTTCTTTAATATCCATTACTTCGTACCTTCCTTTCCGTTTTTACTCTGATACATAAGTACCACTTTGCTACCGGCGTCCGCTTTAAAGGTAAAAGTCTGATATACCGGTACAGCTCCTTTGATCGGTGCGTTTTCATTCAGTATCACAATTT